TGATCTGCTATTGCGTCTTGGCCTTTTTGGGCCTGAGTGACTACTGGATTGCCATATTCGTCGTACTCTACCTCTCCTTCAGCCAATCCAGTTGTACCTGACACTAATGATGTTGGGAGTACTGTTTGTTGACCAAAGTCTCTAACTGGGCTAGTTGTACCTGACTCTAGAGGGGTTGGGGCTACTGTTTTGGTCTGTTCTCTCCAATCTTTTGGCATACCACTTGCATCAAAGTCTTCATCTGGGCCAGTTGTACCTGACTCTAGAGGGGTTTTAACAGTAGATCGTGGCTTTGCCCCAGGATCATAAGTCTGCCTACCTGTACTTGGGTCTTCTCCACTAAACTGAGCAAACGGCTGTGTCTCTTTTGTTGCTTCAGCTAAGTCTTCTTTAACAATATTTTCAACTTTATTTTGTTGTTCTGCTTTGGCATCAGAAGTAACATCAGTAACATTTGCTGAAGGAATACCAGTAACTTCAGCACCTGTCCCAGGCGCACCCAGGGTTTCAGGCAAAGAGCTTAGGTCAGCCCCCCTTGATGCCTGGTTTACAATATTTGATTGCTGGGGAGACATGCCAAATTGTCTTGATACCCAATTGGAAAACCGCATACCAGGGCCAAGATTACTCCCAGACGGATCAATCGTTCTGAAGTAATCATATCTATTCCCTAAAGACTGCATTAAAGCGCCTTGGAAGGCTAAAGGCACACCAATCGCAGTAACTGCTGCCCTAATTAAATTAGTCTTAAAGTCGCTTGCGGAAACTGTTTCAGGATTAAAGAATTTAGCAAACGCCCCCCAACCTTCTCGTACTCCTTCTGGTATATCCAAAGTTGGGTCAGCAGCGGATTGAAGGTAAGGAGATATCTGCCCAAACCGTTCTCTTAACTGAGGCGTGGTAAGGGGTTGTCCTCCACGAAGATACTGAGAAAAGTCCCAGCCTAACCCTCTTCCTGGAGTTAACGTATATTCCCCATATGCAGGTTGGAAGCCACGAGATAACGCACGTTGATAAGCCGATAAGCCCCCAAAAGAAGGGTCATATGGGGTTGCTGCTGCCCTTGCTGCGGTATAGGCACCAAAGGCTTGCTGTTCTGGAGGGGCAGTAGGGGTTTCTAAAGCCCTAATAGGTGTAGCTGGAGTTGGGGTTGGAGTTGGCCCAATACGAAGATCACCAGTATCTGATATTGGGAATGGGGCGGACTCACCACCTTCCATTTCTATAGTGCCCCGCACCACATTTCTCCATTCCTCTCTGGCTTTACCAAGCGCATCACCAGGATTCTCTGCTGCACCTGATTTAATCTCGTTAAAAACCCTATCCCAATTATTTCCAAAAGCATCAATCAGGGGGTTTGCAGCAATAGGTGACCCTAAAGGCGCATCTGTATATGCCTTTTCATCCTTGTTTGGGTTAACGTCCCCCATTTCTTTGACATTCGTTCCTGCTTTAAGCATCCATTCTGGAAGATACTTAGGTGGTTGATTTTCATTAAGTCCCCATCTAGCCATTTCATTCTCCTCGCTGCGCCGGTATTAGGCCCAGGCTTGCTAGTCTACTTTCTGGTGATTGCGCTCCTGGCCTTGGGGTTCCAGGGGGAACTCCAGCTTCAGGTGGTGCTGTTGGAGGTACTGGTGGTACGCCAAGAGCAGCGTTAGGCATAACCTCAGGGGGAAGCCCTGGAGGGCCTAAGCTGGTAGGGGGAACCATCATTCCTCCATTCATAGGAGGCCCTACTTGTTGTGGGGCCATTTGCGGAGGTGGCGGGGGTTGTTGAGCTTGCATTCCTTTTTCTATTAACAGTCTTCTAAGTTCCTGCTCATAGAATACAGCCACATCCTCCCTGCCTTCTTGAACTGCACTTTTAAACATTGTCCAAAGGGACGCTTCTGGAAGCATCCTCTCTGCCATCTGTGTATTGATTGAGTCTTCAACCTGGTCAGCAGATTGCATTCCAAGTATCTCATCCCTAATAAGCCTGTCGGGTAGTAGGGGAGTCTGACCTTCTCTTGCAATCTGAGCCATACTCATTCGAGACATATCGTCCTGCGGAAGCTGTCCAATAAACGTGACCTCTGGGTCTCCCGCATCACGGACTGTCTCAGGAGTTATTTCTTCAGAGAAATACATCCTGTTCTTATCCTGCCCACTTACTTCTATAGTCTTAAATGCACCTGTTATATATTGGTCTGAGACCATATTAAGGGCGCACATATATGCTCTTTCCAGTGCAGTAAGTCTGGGTATAAGAACTGTTTCAACTCCTTGTCTCAGGGTATTGATAGCAAACCCTGAAAGTTGGAAGTCCAGTTGCCCGTACACCGTATGGGGAAGACCGCCCCGTTGCATTTCTCCTGAAACCATAGACATAAAGGCACCGGACTCTCTAGCCATTTCTAACAATCCTAGTGGTTCAATATCTTCACCTTGACCCAGCGCTATTTCAGAGCCTTCCTTATAAGGGTCTTCTTCTAGTGTTTTTGTACCGTCACGGGACTTAACCTTAATTCCCTGTCTGCGTGATCGTGCAGTCAGTTCAAGCATAACGCTCATCATAAAGTTATGTTTCTCGAATAGTTCTCTCGAAGACTTAAATACTGATTCTCCGTAATCTTCGATGGTATCGAGGTTACTGGTGCTTGTTACTGCCTGTACTAACGGGGTAGAGCCTACTGGCCCTAGGAATACAGGGACTCCAACGGAACCATGTTTGGTTCTTTTCTTTAGTACGGTATCGGAAGTACAAACTAAGTTATCTTCCTTATCATAAAAATCATATATATCTATGGCGGTTTCATCGTCAAGTTCTCCGCTTTCGCCTTTGGTATCTACTCCATAGATAGCCTTTATCTCTGATGGTGTCTTTTTTGTCTTATAACAGGCCCAATCTAATCCGTTCTTACCCTCACCCCAGTATGTATGTAGAGGGTCAAAAACCTGAAAGTCTACGAAGGTATCCCCGTCATCATCTTTAACGAGTAATGCTCTACCGGCATACCAACCCCTCAGGCATATATACCATGAGAGTTGTTGCCTAAAGCTAGGCTGCATTTTCTTAATAAGCCTTTCATCAGCAGACTTAATAAGTCCAATCAGGAATCTTTCTTTAGCGTCGTTATTCTCTCGTTGTTCCCTGTCCGAATTGCCATAGGGAATCCTGATTATCATTTCTGAGGATGTCATCCAAGAAATTAGCTTATCTGCATATACCTGTGGTTCGTTCGATGTATAGCTTTGATATCCCTCACCGGCCTCGAACTCTTCGAGTCGGTACAGTTTATGATCGGCATCCATGCGGGTACGCAATGGTTCCGTTAAATCATAATGATTATCTACTAAAGCTAATATTTCTTCTGGAGAATAGTTTGCCATTACCAGCGCCTTACTCCAATTTTGGAGGTTTCAGTTACATATCCGTATCCATATCTATTTATAAGTCCGTAAATTACAGCCTTAACTCCATGATTATATTTATCATCTGGAGTACCGCCTACTATATTGCCATCTCTATCCATTTTCCAACGATATGCCCTACTTTGTCCATCAAACGGGTTAGGTTGTATTCCGAACTCGGATAAAATCCCCTTACATTTTGGGTCAAATACTATCCTTGGTTCCCTTATATTTACGGGATCAGTCTTTAGAAATGACTTTAATCGTTCGGTTCCATCGTTAATCCGAATCTTTTCTGAATCAAAGTAAATTCCAGTACGTTCGAGCCATACTTCTGCTGGAGCAGCCATAGCCTGGTGCTGATATCCTGCAACATCAATAACTCCAAACCTAGCATCTTTCCACCATGGTCTTGTTTGGGCTATATCTATAATTTCATCAGTAACCAGATTACGTTCGTATATCTCGTCTATTACTCTTACCTGATCTCCGTTTATTTGAATTATCTCACAAGCATAAGCCTCCGAGTATCCAGGGTCAATCCATATATGTACAGGCAATTCAGGTTCATATTCTACCGGAACAACATGAATGTCGGGTCTTATTTCAGGGAATACCATACCTTTGGGGGGTGATGGCACCCCTTCGATTCTTTCCATAAAGAAATCATCGGAAGCAGCTTTTTCTAGTGCTAGAATCTCTGGGTCTTGTCTGCCTTTTGGGTATAAATGTAGGTTTGAATAGCTTGGAAGGGAGAAGGATTTCTCGTCATTAACTGGGGAGTTCTGCCATGCCTGATACATTTGGGGATACCAGCCCAGCGAACCCTCGAAAGTACCTGACAAGAACATCCATCCTCGTCTTGGGGCGCATCTAGCACGTAGTCTATGGAAGGTTTCGAGGTCTAACTGCGACGCTTCGCAACCGATAATTCCGTTAGGTGCCTTCATTGCCAGGGTTCTGGGGTCTTTAGCTGACTTAGTTTCAATTCTAGTACCGTCAACCAGGACTATTTTACCTGGGTCTACCCTTTTTGACGCTTGGGATAGTAGTCCAAGTGCTGAAAAATCAGAAACGAGGTACTCAAATTCTGCTCTAGTTCTTTCGTAGTCTGCTGCGACCAGCCAGTATAGTGGGTCATCTTCATTTTCTAAGAATCGGCCTAGCAGATATTTTGAGGCCACCATTGACTTACCGGCCTGTTCACCTCCAGCGACGAGTACGAATCTATTTCTTGCTGACAGTATTGGTTTTTGAAGTTCTGTAGGGCTAAAGTTTACCTTCTCATATATATAATCGGTAATCTCTAGGTCGTTTCCAGTCTTTTCAGCAACTTGCATAAAATATACTCTAGCGTTAGATAAGGTTATGTGTTATTGGAACGTACCCGTCTTTAGTCCATATTGACCATAGGCCATCGCATACTCTACGACGGGTTAGTTTCTTCCCACCGCAGTTATAAGAACAGTTTTCTTCTTTTGTCCAGGGGCCTTGTTCATCCTTAGAGCCGCCCATGTACCATCTAGCATGACCTTCATCTATCAATACCTGGTTAGCATTTTGGGGAAAGTCTCCATGAGGATTGATCCAAATCTCACCAAGTATTCTTCCAAACTTCCCTTTACCATCCTTGGATGTTTTAAGGATGATATCTTTTCTGCCACGCTTTTTGGAAATGGGTTTGGCCTGAGCTATAAGTTCTTTAAGTCGGTTCTTGCTGGCAATGCCAAGAATCTTCTCAACTTTATTAGAGGTTCTTGATTCTGGGGTATCTAGTCCAAGTAGTCGTATGCGCTCTGCATACTTTATCTTAAAGCCGATATCGATCATAGCGTCAACGGTATCCCCATCAACCACTCTGGTGATGGTTACCGGAAACTCATAACTTGGCCCCCGTGGTAGCCGAATACTCATAACTATGTTCCCCGCTTCTAATTATAGGGAGCGATCCTTAGCTACAGACCGCTCCCTTAGAGGAGGAGTAATCCGCAGGTTAAAACAAGCCCAATAGTAATACGGATCACTTCAAGGTATGATATTAACATAACCTGTCCCGTACTGTACTATCTTGTACCCTTACGTCCCTTTAGTATCTCTTCAGCCTGTTGTGTTGGTGTAAGCTCAGAATCAGTATCGTCTTTCTCTTTCTTAGCAGGGGTATTCTTAGACCTAGTACGCCATTCTTTAAGAAGGTCTTTTGCCGTACTATCACTAACAGATGCTTGAGATCGATACTTTTCAGGCCAGTTGGCGTTTAGCATAGTGATAAGCAAAACAGGGTTATCTTTAGGCCCCTGCGCTCTAATACGATCCAGGGCAATGTCTTCTAACATTTCCCTGAAAGATTCCCTAGCAGTGGTAAGTCTAGTCTTAAAGTCTTGGACGTTATTTGTCATCCACTTTTCATATGTCGGACTACGAGAAATACCAATAGCCTTACACGCATTTCTAACAGTGCCATATTTCTCATAAGCCTCTAGGAACTGTTTTTGCTTCTCGGCTACTACCTTAGGAGAATACGGTCTACGTCCCATTACTTACGCTTACCCCTAGTTGTCTTTTTCTTATTGCTGATTTTTTTCTTGTAAGCACTAGCAGCCTTTTTACCAGCGGGAGTGTATGCAAACTTCTTGGCACCAACCCTGGGCATGACAAACCTCCATAAAAGAAACAGTCTCTAAAGTACAATATACTACCACGTTGTTTTGCAATTAGTAAGGGGGCCAAGATACAGCGATAGGGGTTTTTACGTCTTATAGGAGATATATCCCACTTAGTGTTATCCCTCCCTATCCCTACCCCTACCCATAGACTAACCCCTTACAGGGTAGTCTATACCTAAAGGGGTTCCCTTTCTCTCCCTGACCCTAAGGGAAGGGAGAGAACCCCTAACCCCTCCCCTCCCCTATACCCCTCCCTTTCCCCTTCCCCTTCCCCCTACCCCCATCGATAAAGGGGATAAGGTAACAAAGGGGGGTTTTTTAGGGAAAATAATCCCAGGAGGGTACCTGCTCTAGCTATCACTACAACCTAAGACGTACCCCCT